CATTAAAAGTAACATCAGATCCTAGAGTTTCTGAAAAAGAAGTTTCTGCAACAACACTTACAGTATTATCTGCATTAACAATAACAGATGCACCATTAGTTAAAGAACCAGAGGCCACTGCCCTGACCTGACCATCCTTCGCAATATTACCAAAAGATTTCATCAAACTACTTTCTATTAAGCGTCATCAATCTCTTCATAAGAACACACAGCGGATAAATCCCCTGCTGCACTAGCTTGTATCTTGAGTATGTCACCCTCAACCAAGTACAGCCCCATGTTCTTATCTATGGGTAGTAATGTGCTATCAGCCGAAACTGTGATTGTTTTAGCTATGTAATAATCTACACTTGATCGTGTAATCCACACAGATATATCAGCAGAGTTAGTGCCATCTATGTTGGCTATAACCAATGAGTTAATCTTTAATAACTTATTTGATGCAGCCGTTAATAAGCTGACCGCACTTGCAGCAACATCAGCATCTAAAACTGTATTAGCATAAATACTGCTTACTGCGACTACATTTGGATTTGCCATGAAAAACTCCTATATTATCCAAACACCATTGCCATAGCAATCGCCTTACCAGTTGATGCTTTAGCGTTTAACTGAGTTTGTATTGCGCTAGTTGTGCCAACTAAATAATTAAATTCAGCAGTAGACACTGTTGCGCCATCTAAAATTTCAAACTCAGTATTTGTTACACCCCCTAAAAGCGTGTCCAAATTCGTCCAATTTGTATTTAAAAACCCACCCCAGGCATCTTCATCACCGCCAACGGTAGGTAAATTCCATGAATAATTAGTTGTTGATGCTGGCATTTATGCGGCCCTTTCTAAATAATCTGCTTCTGTCCAAGTCGTACTTGGGTTTGATACATCAGTCCACGTTGTACTTGGATTTGGCGCATCTAACCATTTATACCTTGATTTAATCGTTACTGTTGCAGCTACATTTAAACTAGCAGCCATTAATCTGACGCGATTATACTCTATATTTACGCTAGATGATAGTGCAATATTTGCCTGACCCACAACATCTATGACACCGTTACCTGTCATAGTAGATGTTAAGGTGATATTTGACGCTGCATCTGCAATGCGAATACCAGCACTTGTGACGTTACAAGCAAGGTTAATTGCAGCAGCGCCCTCTTCTACACTGTGGTTAATACCATAAATATATGAGCCATATGTGTTTTTACCGTAACCTGGTCTAAAACCTGGTACTTCTGGATATTCTACCGCAACCGTTACAACAACGCCCTGACAGACAATATTAGCAGCAGCCGTTCTTACCTTAATTGCTGATGAAGTTGTGGCAGATGTACAAGTTGTGGCAGAAGCACCACCAATAATTGTATCAGAATTTGCAGTTACACTTGACGTACAGGCTACAGTAGAAGCGCCTGACTTAACCTGTTGCAAAGAAGCTGTGACAGAACACGATGTAGTTGCCGTAGATGCGCCCTCAAATACTTTAACCGCTATTGCTGTCACAGAGCAAATTGGTGTAATACTTGCTGCTGCGTCAATTACAGAGCCAGATAAACCGTAAGTATCCTGACCATATAGAGCATCACCGTAATTAGCGCGGTAAACAGTCATTAGGCTAACGTAATGTCTAAATCACCTGTTGGTATACGGAAAACATCACCTGCATTAATTGCTTTTGCAGTTGTTAAAGCACTATGAACAATCATTGTACCACCACTGGAAGCAGTCATTACCGCCATGTGTGTTATTGTTCCCCAATTGCCGCCTGATGCTGCTGGAAACTCTACGGCTGCTGAGTTAGTTGCTAAATCATTAGATACGCTAAAAGCTACCGCTGTTCTTGCGTAGCCGTTACCTGATATTTCGTTTGATGTAGAACCGCTATCTGTTGGATCAGCAGTGAATAAACCAACATACCAAGCTGTAGGGCGTGTTACACTGGTGGCAGTGAAAACATAATTTAAAACATGGGTTTCAAAAGTATTTGTAAAAGACATATGGCTTTCCCTTAAATCAATCTTTGTGCATTATACACCATTTTTATATTAATAACTAGATATGATAATTCTGCGACCAGAACCACCATAACGTGTGTCATCTGATGCAACTTGCAAAGAATTTAAAGCGTTTGTATATAAAGCGCCCCAGGTCTGTGTTCGTGCATCATCTAATAAATATGGTGCTGATTGCATCAACGTGCCATATAAATACAAATCTGGTTCATCTTGTAATAACCAGTTAAATGTTGTGGTATCACTCAGTGATGGTATTCTTTCAAAAAAAGCAAGCTGCATTGGAAACTCACCTGATGGTGTAGGAAATACTTCTATTGCATCACCAATCTGAGAATAAAACTGTGGAACACCTACTGCATCACTATTCTGTTCACGTTTTTGCAGCATATCTTCAGGGCCAATATAATCTAATTTTACCGTAGAAGAATTAGTAATATTAAACCGCATTGTTTCCAACCAACCGTTAGGAACTTGGACATAACGACTATCTAATGTTGCGTCCATACGTTCAATCATTTTGTAATGTCTTAATTTACGGTTTATATCTGTTTCTGCTAGTGAAATAAAATCAGGAATAACAGCAGTTAAATCATCGCGGTTAAGCCAATTAGCTACGGCTGTTTTAAGCTCTGCGTAAGTTGTTATTGCCATTATTAGCTCCTAGTAAATTCCTGGTGCGTTAGCTTTTCTAGCACTATCTATCATACTTGCGTTACTTCTTCTAGTTTTAAAGAGATCATTGCAACAATCCTGTATTTACATCTTCTGAAGTTCCTTGTGCTAAAGCACCTTGTATATCTACTGTTGAAACACCAAGAAGCAATGCTGCTCCAGCTATTCCGTATTTTTTTACAATTTCTATTATACGATCATCAAAAACAACAAGATTTCTTGAACCACTTTGTTGAACATTCGTGTCAAAACCTTTTTCCTCATAATTTTGCGCTATTTCTTCAGCATCTCTTCTTGTTTTAGCAGTTATAGGCTCAGTTTCGTATGGCTTGCCTTTTTGGGATAATTTAACCTCGTATCCCATGCCTCTTGACCCTTGGTCTAAATAACGGATACCTTCAATACCTCTCTGTTGCAAAAGACCAATCATATTTTTTTGTTCATTGTAAGCAGTTTGCCCTACTACAGATGCTCCTGACTGATCTGCGTCTAATTTTAGATCAACAGATTCTGCTCTACGTTTTACTCTTTCAGCTTGCTCAAGGCTTGTTGCCGATCTTTCAACCCTACCGCCTTTCCAATTTGTTCCAACTATTTTATATGGGCGCAAAATACTGTCTTGCTTTATTATTTCAACATTTCCTTTAGGAATATTTTCAAAAGCATTTTTCACAAAATCAGATTGATCTGAAAGACGAGCATCATAATCAATAAATTTATCAACATCAGCGTTTATATCTACTTTATATATATTTCCAGCAGGTTGATATTTAGGTAATATTTCAGATTTTGCCCACTTTGCAACATCTGGAAATTCAATTTTATCAAAAGCCTCATCAAATGAACCTGTTACTTCTAAGTCTTCTAAAAAAGCCGCTTTTTCGTAAAGCTCATCAGCTTTATCAGATGGCATTTTTATTGAGTCAGCCTGACGAATAATATTATCGTATAATTCAAAAACTGGGGTATCACCAACTTTAGCAATAAGACCTCTACTCAAAGAGTCTCTGTAATCTTTTGCAACCTTTTCATTCTCAGCGAAATACAAGCCGCGCCCATATGCTTGTGCGCCCTCACCAGTTCCAAGCTTGGACATATCAAATCTATCAAAAGTATGTGGCGATCCATGATATGCTGTAATTTTATCAGTAACATCATTTGGATCATAACCAAATTTTTGTATATTTGCTTGTTTACGCAATTCGTCTGCCGATTGACTTAACTTACTTGGTTCTGATGTAACAATATTATTTGCTATTACCTTTTGCGCTGGTGAGCCACCTAACAGCCCTTCCATAACGCCTTGAACAGGTGTGAGATAGCCTCTAGCAGCCAATGCAGCAGGGGTAAGAGCAAATGCCATCTCCATACCCATATCTAACGCAGCACGTTTCCTAGCCTCTGCTGTTTGCTCTGGGTCAAACACAACGCCACTTGCCGCCATGCTATCTGACATACCTTGTATTGGATTTACTTGTGCTGCAAATTCTGCTGCTGGACGTAGGTTTGGCGGTGTTAAATACTCTAATAAACCACCGACTGCATCATCTAATGCTCTCCGCCTTTTCTGCCCAGCTTCCCTTGTAAAGAAATCAAAAATACTTTCAGCCATTAAAATATACTTTTTAGAAAATCAAACAAACCTCTTGCTGCACCTTCTCTACGCAATCTATTCATAGACATACCTTGTAAACCAGCATTACCTAATGACATTAAAGAAGTGCCATAATCACCTTCTTTTAACGCTATTTTTGCATCATTCATATCATTTGTAACATTGTTGTAAGCCGCTTGCGGATTAAACATCGTACCCATTTGACCAATTCCTACACCAGCGCGTGGGCCGTATTGCCCTATTGCTTCTGTAATTATTGGTCTGTCAGATAATCTATTTGCGTTTTCTATGCTGTCTATCGCTCTACGGATTGTTTCATCGCTGTAGAAAAAACCTTCCTGGTCACTTTCATTACTTTTAAATGCGTTTTCAACATCGCCTGTTAGCTCTGCATAATGGTTTCTTAGCTCAAAAGTATCCATTACCACTTAACCCTGTTTGCCCAATATGCTGCTGACATTTTGCCTTTAGCTATATTACTGGCGTGTCTTTTTTTAAAGCTTCTTGATCTTGCCGTATCACCTTTGTCACCTGATACACCCTGTTGACCAAATCGTATTGTTTTCACTTTGTCACCTTCTTTTGCCACAACAACGTGGGATTTGGTTTTATGCTTGGGAGTACGTCTTGGTTTATTGAAACCCTCTACACCAGCACGTTTTAATCTAGGGTCTTTTTCTTTTGCCATTTAACTATCAGGGGAAAGTTTGATCGTAATATTGGTCATAAGTTAAATTTGGGGGTATTTGTTGTGTAAATTGTGCATTTAAATATTGCCTATAAAATTCTGCATCATACGGTCTACTCATTCCAGATGTACCTGCTGTTTCCAACATACTTGATGGCGAACCAAAACCTTCTGTTCTTGTAGGTGCTGTTGAGCCATATAAAACATTTGCAATAGCACTTAACAATCCACCACCTTCAAACTTACCACCACTAGCATCTGGGCCACCACGATCAAACATATCGTTCATATCACGGTATTCACCAAATCTCATACCTGATAGCAATCCACCTCTTTGTGGCATACCAGGGCTTCCAATGTTACCACCTGAACTTAATCCAGTTGTATCTCTATATCTTGCTTCAGCAGCAGCACCACGCTGTCTACCTATAGATTTAGCAGTACGATCATAATAATCTTTATCACGATCTTTAAAGCCTAGACCTTTTTGAATATCATCCAGCAAGCCCATTACTTTTTCTTACCGCCTTTTTTCTTGCCACCTTTTTTCATACCGCCTTTATGTCCATATCCTGGCATTATTTTTTCCCCTTTTTCTTTTTTGGTTTCTTTGCTGTCTTTTCAGCCTGTTTAAAAGCTTTATCAGTAGGCGCACCTTTTGCACCCTTCTTACGCATTTTCTCGCCACTACCAGCTTTAATACGAGCTCTTTTATCTGCTATGTTGGAGTAAAGTCCACGCTTTGCCATTATCCACCCCAGAACGTAGCGGTTACTATTCTAACGCCTGTAGCAATAACACTTATGTTATCTGCTGGTGTAACGATTATATTAGTTCCATTTGGATCACCAACGCGAGATGCAGAACCATTACTTATATCTGCTGCTGGTTTAGCGGCTGCTGCTCTAGTGTTAAAGTAAAACTCTCCATCTGCTGTCAGAGTACAAAACTTTGCACCAGCAGGGACTGCAATACTTTCTGCTGTATTTGCTGCTAATACTCTGGCGTCAACATAATCTGTTTCTGGTAGGAAGTTATCGCTAATTTGTCCATAAGCGTCAGTAGGTTGTACAAAAGGTAACATAAGGTTCTCCGCAAGTTTTGATGCACCTTATCACACTAAGCAATTCCACGCAAATTTCTTTTTATAGGCTCACCCCATTCTTGCACTTCCCTACGTCCAACAGACATATATCTGAAACTATCGGCTGCGTGTGATGTCCAATCATGCAATGGTCTACCACGCCATGATTTGTTTTTTTCGTCAAATTCTCTGCGATATTGCCGTAATGCTTCTACACCACGCCCACACTTTTCTTCATCAAACCAACAGCGATTAAGCATAGAACGTGCTGACTGTATTCCATCGTCTATAGATAGTTTAGGAGCTATAGATATGTTGTTAACACCAAGAGCGTCTAATGTTTCTAATCTGCTTTTACCTGTACCAAGCTCTTTAACTTTTACATCATGCGGTAATATATGCTCTTTGTAGTGATAACCCTTTTCATCTAGCACCTTTGCATAGTGGTCTAAACCAACACCTGACATTTCATAAAAGTCTATTATTCTTATTTCTTGCCCTACAAATTGAGCAAACCATAAAGATGTACTATCGCCTATTCCTAAATCCCAAGAAACTGTTACACCAACACTAGGATCATATGGCACTTTTGTAATACGTTTATCTTGGGTAGCTGTTTTCATTTCCATTGCGTAATATGCGCCCTGAATAGCAGCTTCAAAACTACATTCAAACTCTTGCTCATAGCGATCTTCGCCCATAGTTTGTTTAGCTTCTTCAAGTTCTTCTGAGTCTAATATTGACGTTTCAGAAGCCTTAAACATCGCAGCGTACCAATTTCCATCGTTTTGAGCATCGTGCCAAATATCCCAAAAATCATTTTTTCCTTTGGGAGTTCCAATAAATGTCGCTCTTCCTTTACGATCTGATAAACTAGGACGAATAACAGAAGGCCAGGCGTTTGCAGGAAAATCAGCTGGCTCATCTAACACAACGCTATCAAAGTATAATCCACGCATTGCATCATAATTATCTGCGCCAAACAAACGAATGCGAGAACCGTTAGGAAAGTCTACGCGCAATTCACTTGCGTTTACTAAGCTACCCTCAACATCTCTTGTGTATTCCAGTAAATAATCCCAAGCAATAGCTTTAGCTTGTCTATAATATGGCGCTATATAAGCAACACGAACATTCTTACGCGGTATTGTTAATGAGTCTTTTATTAAATCATTAATCGCGGCAACGGTTTTACCAAAACGTCTATGAGCCACAATAATAGCATAACGCTCATTACGTTTATGAAATGGTTTAAGCATCTCACGAGGTTTATACTTAATTGTCCTCGTCTTCATTATCCATCCATTTATAAGCTATTACATGTTCACCGTCATTTCCAGAACCCTCAAATTTCTGGGTCTCTTTCCAACCAGCTTGTGTTTTTAAATAAAATATCTGCGCTCCTAAATCACCACCCCTTGCTTTTTGAATTAAATTTTGTGCTACGAAACCGACAGCTTTAGCTTTACCCTTTTTATACTGTGCAGAAACTTCTTCATCTCTCTCCATAATATCATAGAATACACGTCTACTTATACCAAAGTAATCTGCAATCTGTTCTACGTTAAGCACAGCAGCTAAGGTTTCCAACTCACCCTTTTGTTCTTTACTAAGTTTTATTGGTGGTCTGCCACCCTTGTTTTTTTCATTCATCTCATAACCTATTGAAAAACCTACGTAAAATGTAAGAACGCGCTAAAGATATGACAGTAAAAGCTAAAGAGATAGACAAGGCTTTTTGTGTTGTTACGTTGTAACCGTGTAAAGGTAATATAACATAAGTTGCTGCGGTTGCGATTGCGTACCCTATTAGCACGTTAGTAACCGCTTCTACTCCACTCATTACGCGGCTTTGCATCTGACCGCCTTTAAATCATGGTAAGTTTGTCCTGTTTCCTCAAGAACGGCTAATTTACCAGTATAGTCTTGCCAACGCTTAATTATAACATCGCAGTATTTAGCGTCTAACTCCATTACACGGCATTCACGGTCTATTTTTTCACACGCTATTAACGTAGAACCTGAACCGCCAAATAAATCTAAAACTAACCCATTTACTTGAGAACCATCTTTTATCGCTTTTAAACATAACTCCACTGGCTTCATCGTCGGATGCAGATCATTTTTTTTTGTGCGATTTATACGCCAAATATCCATGCCATTTTTTCCACCGTAAAATTTATGATTATTGACCCAACCATAAAAAATAGGTTCATACATACTCATGTAATCACTGTTGCTTAGTGTATGGTTTCCTTTGTCCCAAATAACTAGTGAACGGCACTTCAATCCAACACGCTCTAAACTTTCATAATAACCGTTTATGCCCAAACGATAAAAAGTAATGTAAAACGCTCCGTCTACATATGTTTTAATTGTTGTGTTAATTGCATCTAAAAATTCCTCCCCGTCCTTTTTGGACATCTTATCATTTTTAATCGCACCATGAGTCGCATTAAAGGACTTAGAACCATCTGCGTGTATTCCACCCAAAAAATCCATTAAATAGGGTGGATCGGTAAAACACATATTGGCTTTTTTATTTTCTAAAAGCCTATCTACGGAATCAAAATTAGTACCATCGCTGCACATTACTCTGTGGCTACCTAATAGCCAAACATCACCCTCCACCGTAACAGGTTGTTCTGGTGCATCTGGAACATCGTCCTCGTCGGTCAAACCTTCCTTTTCTGGCTCTTGCAGCAGCTTTGCCAATTCGTCCGCGTCAAAACCTGTAAGTCCCAGATCAAAATCCAAATCTTTAAGTTCCGAAAACTCTACGGAAAGCATATCGTTATCCCATCCAGCGTTTAGGGCCAGCTTGTTGTCAGCAATGACATAGGCTTTCTTTTGTGCGTCAGACCAACCAACAGCCGTTATGCATGGAACTTCGTCTAAACCTAACTTTTGCGCGGCAAGTAAACGCCCATGCCCAGCTATAATTTCATTATTAACATCTATCAGAATCGGGTTAGTAAAACCCCATTCATTAATACTTGCTGAAATTTGTGATATTTGTTCTTCACTGTGAGTCCTGCTGTTTCGTGCGTAAGGTATTAAATTTTTTACTTTTTTTCGCTCTATTTTATCAGCTGGCCAAGTTAAAGTTTTTTTCATTTAGTCCGTCCATAATTGGGTGCGTCTATATATGGTATTATATTATATATTTGCAAAAAGAAAAGCCCCTACGGAGCAGATCACATAGGGGCAGTTGAGGCAACCTCACATTGGGAGGATTATGAAGCAGTATCGCCCCAATGTAGAGTAACACAAAAATGTGTTGTTTGCTATTATCATATTCTGTCTATTTTTTCTACGGCTAAGTATTCTTTGTATGGCTGTAGATCATGCTCAGTTATTAAACCATCATTTATTAATTCTTCACCTAGTTTACCATTGATATAAAATTCACTTACTGGCTCACCACGTTTAATTCTGTTAGCATTAATTACCTTTGGATCAGGATACCAGGTTGCAGAGACACCAAAAGCATCACTATCACTTGCAATACTTGCTTTAATCGCTGTGGCAATATCTGATGCTTTAGGCCATGACCTGGACATATGTGCAGCTTTTATTTTTAATTCAGCGCGTTCAAATGCTCCAGATATAACCTCTTGGTTACACTCATTAGGAAACAATTGATTTAATGCTTTAGAAATTATCTCTATTTCTTTTGCTTTTACGTCTTCATCGTGGCGTAAGTGCATAGGAATAGAATAGCTACTTAATAAGTTTTCTAATTCTTTTTTAATTAAATTTATACGATAACCATAATTCATTAGTTTATACCTTTTTTAACTTCTAATATTCTTTCCATAGCCTTCTTGTATTCTAAACTATCTTTACCAAAAAGTGTATTAAAATACCAATCAGGTTCTATTGATTGCCAACCTTTTTCTTCACACATTGCCAGGGCATCTTCTGGCGTTCCACCACCAACAAAAATATATCTTAACTTCTCAGCTAATCTTTTTGCTGCTGTTTCTGTGAGCTCTTTTTTAATTCCCTTGCGATATTTTATAAAACTATCTGCTGAATTTTCTTCTACTAACCATTCACATAAAATAGTCCTAACACTTATATTAGGTTTAATGGATGGTTCTAAGGATGGTTTGGGTGCAGCTCCTGCAGGGGTAGGGGTGCATTTGCTGCGGGGGTAGGGGTGCATCTCCTGCAGGGGTGCAGCTATTGCATGGGGTTCTCTAGTGTTCTCAAGTGTTCCAATACGTTCCAGGTTAAGAGAATAGTCTACAGTGTATCCAGTTTTACATTTTTTCTGTCCTGCCTCAGTTAATAAACCTGAAGAAACCATATCTCTAATGTTTGTCTGAAGCGTTCTAATAGCCATCTCCAAATCAGCAGCCATATTCTTTTTGCTAACCCAGATACCACTGCCATCATCACTAGCCTTGTCTGCCATATACATTAGGATCGCTTTTTGAGTAGTAGAACCAATCCGTTTTGTTTGGACTAAATTACTTACTAAATTTGACAATTTTTTTACCCTTTTCTTGTTGGGCAAGATCGTTTATGTTGACCTTGCATATTTCATTGGTTTTGACATTATGCACAAAACGTACCTTTTTGGGAAGCCCACAGTATTACCTCACTGTGGGTTTTTCCTTTTCAATAAGGTAATCGGATAGTTTTTTAACTGTAGAATAATATACATCCTCACCTTTCATAATGCGGTAAACAGTATGCTTAGAAATGCCTACATCCCTTATGACTTTAGCAAGAACACGCCCATCTAAACGCCTGACTATTTCCTCAGTTGATAAAATATTTTCCATAAAAAAGTCTCCATTGTGCAACTTTATGGTTGCATATATAAGACTAATAAAGATATAAGACAATAGTAAATAAAAAAAGGTACGAAAAAATGGACAATAAATTAGGTCAAACATATCCTAGCCCATCATTAATACGGCTATATATAACTAAAGCAATTCAAGAACTAACAGAAAAAGAAATAGCTGAAAGAGCTTATGGCGAACCAGCCAACTATACTTTTGGTGCAAAAGCCATCTCTGTTATAGAAAAAGCAGTAACAAAAGCTTGTGATGATTTTGATAAAGATGGTGTTTTTGCTGGCATCAAATCTAATAAGAAGGAAACAAAGGATGCCTAAATTACCAGAAAAGCTAGTCAAATTATTAGACGAAATAAACATCACACAACATAAAGCAGTATGGGATTGTCACGGCACTCCTGTAATGCTGCATAAAGCTTTAGAAAAAATAGCTGCACATAAAAATATTATGTTTGATGCACCA